ACTGGTATCTCCTATATTATCTTTTCGTTCAATCATATAGTTTAAGTGTTTAAAAATTCTTCTATTTGCTCTTTACTATTATTTTTCACTCCATATTTTTTATGGAACTCTCTATGTGATTTCTCTGATAGTGTTACTCCATTATCGATAGCAAATCTGAGTTCTGGGAATTGAGCAAAATTTTGTATATGATGTGCGTGTATTTTTCCACCTCGTTCTCCAGTTTTCTGACAAGTCCAGTTATCTCTAGCAAAGACTGCTTCCCTCCATAATCTTAAGTCTATTCCTGTTCTGATTATCTGATTTTCTTCAGTTATACCACCTTTCCAAAAATTACATTTTTCTCTTTTACGTGATAAACTCATTTTTTTTCTTGTTTCCAAAGAACGTTTCTTCCCAATCTGGCTAAGGCTCATTTTTTTTCTAGCCTCTTGTGAGGGTTTTTTACCTTTTCTACCTTTTAAAGCTAAAACTATTTTTCTTTTATGTTCTACTGAAAGTTTTTTACCCTTAAGTGATTCGCTTATTTTCTTCTTAGCTTCTTCGCTTAATGTTTTTCCTAACCAAAATCTTGAGTTATTTTCACTTAATTTTATTTTTGTTGCCTCTGACGCTTTATGCCCTTTTTTAGCTAAACTTATTTTTTTCTTAGTCGCTTCTGATAATTTATTACCCTTATTCCAAGGAGTGTTTCCTTTAGCCTTTAGCATAATCATTTCCTATATTATCTCCTTTTTTAAAAGCCATATTTTTACGTTATGCAATAGTAAGAACTCCGGCACTTCCGTCGAAATTGATCGTAAATGTATCGGTATCAGCCAAGGTTACTTGCTGTCCATAGTCGTAATATGCGATCAATTTATCTCCTACAGAAGCGTCATCATACAAATAGATATACTGGAATGGTCCAACTGCTCCTGTTGCGGTAAGAGTCAAATCAGCCAACACAAGTTTGTATGTTCCTGCTGTTTGAGCTGAAGAAGAAACTGTACACACTCTCGATGAGAGATTGGTATACGAAATCTGCGTCAAATCAGCCAACTCATCCCACGTTGAAGTATGAGCTGTGTTGGTTAATGCTACAGTAATTCCTGCCCCCCCTAAGTTAATTGCTCCTTCTGCTAAATTTTCAACAAAACTGTCGATTTTTGTGTACACGGCCATATAGTTTTTTATTATTATTTAATCATTTCCATAACCCCACTCTACATAACTTGCTGATACGACATAATCTCTGTCTTGATCTTTTTTCTGATAAAACTCCTTCATTCTTCCAAGCACAACAGTAACATTATTTGTTGCGGAAACGAGTCTTGGACTATTCTCTTTTGACGGATACTGTTCAAGGAAGTCTTTCGCTGCTCCGTATGCCAGTCCTACGTGAAAAGGACGGGAGAATGTCGGCTCATCAGTGACTGCCGAAAGAAACGTAGGGAGTTTTTCATACCAAATCTTTATGCCTCCTGTTACACTCACTGTTGGAATCGGATATAGGAAGACAGAATTATCGTGAAGTTCTACATACGGTTTGGAAACGTCAAAATCACGAGCTATTGAAGTCGTGTCATTTGCTGATGATCGTTCACTAATATCAAACTTTGTAGCTGTATACCAGTTTGTTCCGTCGTACGTTACTTCTACTCGCTTAATCTTAAGAATATCAGACGGGAAAACCATTTCTTGCTGATTAGCAACAAGAGAAGAGGTAGCTATCTCACCTTGGAAGTCCCAGTCATCCATTGACTTGAGCACTTCTGAAACGAAGGAATCATAGTAAGCGTTAACTGACGCATCAAGTTGAGCGTTTGGATAATTGGTGGTATTTGAATTTGAAAATCTTCGTGCGAACTCTCGAATCCCTGTATACAGAGAAGCGTTTGATAATACCATAGTATCTAACCTCCCGTTCCACTGTAGACGGTTAGCGTAAGTTTTTAATTATCTCCATTATACATCATTTCTAATAATTAGTCAAGAGTCAAACTTTGAAAATTATGTTTTCTTTCCAGATAGGTTGTTGATGTGGATTAAACCCCCACTCCGCTATAAACTTTTTAAGGTTATCTTGCTCTATTGACTTGCTCTCACACCCAAAATCATTTACTGCCCCTATCTTTTCAGCGTTCCACCTAGTTGCTCCTTGCTTGTGCCAATAACAAGCTCTTCCGTTCATTATAATCTTCATTCCGAAGGTGTCTTTCGCTCTTAAAAATAGGTCAATGTCTTCGTACCCTCCTCTTAAAAACTGTTGATCAAATATACCTATCTTTTCCAAAATGCCTTTCTTACTCATCCAGAGACCACCGTCCATCATTCGATCTCTTAAAAGACCTCCTTCGCTCATACATCTCCAATCCATTTCATCAAGCGGTTTTCCCTCCCAGGTATCACAGTCAGTAGATATAATACCAGTGATAGCAACATTCTCATACTCTGTGAAAGGAAATTGTAATGCCGGCACAGTCTTTTTGTTTATCCGTATATCATTGTTTGAACAAATGATATAGCAATCTTCTTTTACATTATCAAATACCCAGCGAAAACCATTGTTGCACGTTACTCCAAATCCTGAATTTTTTTCATTCGTAATCACTAAATCAGAGAGAGCTAATACTTCATATGCTCCATTTGCATTCCCATATTCTCCTGCATCATCAACTGAAATGATGAATACATCTGAATATTTCCTATAAGATTCTATACAGTCCTTGGAAAGTTTTACCAATTCTTCAGTCACTAAGAATTGAGGTATTATTACGAAAGTTTGCATACTCCTACCATAAATAGCGGATAACAATCTTTATCTATCACACTTCCACCATTATTCACTTCTTGGTGGAAAAATTCACAGTCAAAATGCTCATTTACTATATGTTTTAAGTCATTTTCATTGAACACCCATTTATGATGCGGATTTGCACCAAGATTCTCATTGTTTGGGACTGAAAATATAAACCACTTCTTCGCAGATAGCTTCACTTTTTCAAAATATGCTATAGGGTCTTCGAGATGTTCTATCGTTTCGAATGATATGACTACATCACACTTTGGCAATTCCTCCGTGTCAAGATTGAGTTTCTTGAATTTATTCCCGTATTGCTTCTTACAAAGTTTTAGTGCTACATCTGAATAGTCTACTCCGAGATAGCTTTTAGCATTTGTGAGAAACTTGCTCCCATATCCGTCCCCACAGGCGGCATCTACAACATCCATTCCTTCTGTGTATTTTGAAGCAAACTCATATCTTGTGAAACAACTTGCTTCTCCTCCAATATCTTTTCCGTCCATTGGCATTCGTTCTGGTACATCTAACTGATGACCGTCTAATACTTGTCGTTTCATAATTCTTTATTCCAATTTTTAGCTATATTATCCCACGAAAATTGTTTGGACCATTCACTCACTTCTTCTTTTTCGTACAAGTCGTCTTTAGAAAGTATAGCATCAACGTATGTACTAGTATTAGTATCACCGAATGTATTCTCTTTTCCCCACTTCTCTCCTTCGGTACGTATTTTCATCCCATACTGCACCGTTTCTTTTAATGCAGCGAAATCTGATGTAATAACTTTACATCCTGCTATCTGTGCTTTTCGAGCCGAAATACAATCAATTTCATAGAATTGAGTTGGGTAGAGAAAAACGCCCGCTTCCAAGTACTTTTCAGCTATTTTGGTATGTTGTATCATCTTTCCTCCTTCGGCACGTCCTAGGGCTACTAGGGCATCAAATCGAGCCATCTGTGTTGTCTTCCAATCTCTCATTTCAGGATTGTTCTCGTGTACATCATCAAACACTCCCCAGCCATAGTACCAAGCAAGTTTCCAAGGCTTTTCAGGTTGGCGTTCGATAAGCTCCTCGAATATGTCCAATGTAGCATCTAAATGCCTATCAGCCGATGATGTATTAAGGATAAGATACTTGTTTCTTTCAACTTTCTTATTAAACATAGACAAGTCAATGCCATTCGTAATTAACGAGCATTTTTCATCAGGAATAGTCGGGAACAGTGATCTATGTGCTTTCGATTTCAGGAATACTTTTTCTATTTTCTTCAATCGTTCTTCAGTGAATTCTCCTGCAGGTAACACATCGTGCATATCGACAAATGCTTTACCGTGCAGATGATAGTCTACGAAACGTGGATGTCTCCAATAGATAGTAACATCCTGTTTATCCCGAACATTATATGCCCAGAAAGGTTTATAAGTAACTCCGTCATACAAACCAGCGTCCTTTCCACAGTTATTATATACTGTTACATTCCAACCGAGTTTTGATAGTTCCCTTGAAAGGTTTATAACAGCCTCTTCACTTCCACCGACTGATGTCTGTTTGGGTGACCACGATTTTGATGTATACCCGCAATAGTAGACCAAATCTTTTCCGCTAGACTCTGTTTTAATAAACTTCTCGTTGTAGAGCATACATATCTTCGGATGCATTCTCATCTTCTTACTGAGACCGTCTATATAGTATCTAAAATCGTCTGTATCAAGTTTTTCTGCCTTTTTGATAATTGTATCCACCTCTTTCAATTCACCTACCTGAAAATCATAAATTGCCTTCTTATTTTTTATGTCATCATCACCAGGATAGAGCTTTAAGAGGTTGTCTAGAATGTACCCGACCTTCATATACTCTCCTTTTTCAAAAGCAATATCTAAAAGCATATTGAGAGGAATATAATCGTACTCTCTGGGATTGAAAACAATAATTTCCAATTCAGGAACGGGTAGTTGCAATCCTATCTCGATGAAGTTTCGTGCTGTATCGAGTTTCCTCTTCTTCATAGCGAATTGTCCGAGCTTGAAGTATGCATTCGGGTAGGATGGACGGAGATTAAGTGCTTTCAAAGCATACTCACTTGCCATTTCATAATCATCAGCATTCAAATCAGCCAAAAAAAGATAGGCAAGGTACTTTTCTTCTTCTGATTGAGACTTTTCAATGAATTTCAACCAATATTCTATAGAGTCCTTATATCTTCCCATACCCATAAGGGCATTCGCCACAAGATAAAGACTTCTTGGATCGCCGGGGTTCTTATCCATTACAGAATATGCTATATCGAGGTTTCTTGTGGCTGATTCTTTCGTTCTTTTTTCTTGCGTCAGGTGCATTACTTGAATGTCCTTAATGAAAAACGATTTTAGCTCCCTTGAAGCGTCAAAATCTTCGTGGACTTCTCCTACCCACTTCACACATCCGTCATTCCTAACGATTCTTGTCTTTAAATGCTTCACCGTGCATTCTCTTTGTTCATTGAAGTCATAGAGATAATGCATAACACCAGCGTCAATATGGTCTTTCCTCATTTTTTTTACTGTTTCTTTAAGATATTCAGCTCCTTTCAACACATCGTCAGCATCGAGCCAAAGTATATAATCTCCAGTAGACTGAGCAAAATTAAAGTTTCTTGCGGAAGCAAAGTCCTTGATCCATTTAAAATGAGATACTTTTGCATCATACTTTCTTGCTATCGTTTCACAATCCTTATTGTTTCCTGTAATAGTAATACATATTTCATCTACATATCTTGCGACATAGCGAAGACACCTATTGAGCAATACAGCTTCATCATCTGAAGCTTTCACTATCATACATAAGGAGAGTTTTTGTTTCATTGTAGTTTTCCTAATAATTATTCGGTAGAAGAAACTGGGGAAACTTTTTCGCAAACCATTTCATTTCACCCTTCTCTTCTCCAAACGGTTTCTCTTCCCCTTTTAGTACATAAGCGAATGTATCATGTATTCGCTGTGGCATACTGAGTCCTACCCTTAATTCTCCTGACTTCTCTCCTTTTACTTTTCCAAAATTCTTATCATTCATTATTGCTTTCCGATAGATATGCTGACGGAGAAAAGACTCGTATTCATCAGGGTATTTCTTGATGTAGGACTCGACAACATCTTTGATAAATTGTTTTCTAATCTTGCTCATCTTCTTTTTCCTCTACCAAGAGTGCTTCAACCGTAAGGATAGAGCACGCTGTTGAGAGTGCGTTTAATAATGAAAACTTCACGCTTTTGAATGAGTCAATAACAGTTTCTTTTACTTCCTTGTCCCCTCCATTCTTTACTATCTGTTCATACGGAGAAGCACAAACTTTTTCAAGTATCCCTCCAACACCTGCTTCCTTGAGTGCGAGTCCACCACCTTTGACATAGCCTGATTCCATTGCACCTTTAACAGCATTGATGGCATCTTCAATCTTGAGTACAGACTCTCCTCGTTCCGCATCAGTAGCTTTCCCAACCTTTACAATAGCTATTCCGCTTTCGAGTGAGGAGATACGCTTTTCTATCAGTTCTTTTTCGTATTCAGATTCTGCGGATTCAAGTTTTTTCTTCAAAGCTTCAAGATGTTCTGACTTATTCCCTTTACCTCCAATAAGAGTGATTCTGTCTTTTTCAATGATTACTTTTTTGACAAGATCAGATCCAATGAATACTGGGATATCTTCCTTATTGTTTATTTCGTTATTCTGTACAGGATAGAACTTAAAAGAAGGATTCATCAGTGCGAGCAGTACCGGCTGTGTAAATTGATTTGATATGACCACAAGTGTTCTCCGTTCCTCTGACATTGATGAAATCTTGTCCTGTATCTTTTCAATCGTATCAGCTTTTTCAAGATAGAGAACATCGACATTGTTTAATTCTATTTTCTCATCAGAGAGGTTTTGGAGGATATTATTAGACAATGATTTCGCCTCAAACTGCATACCTTCGACTATTTCGGACTCTACACAATCCTTATCAGTTTCTTCCGTAGTCACCTTGGCGTTCTTTCCAAGAGTATCAAAAATAGACGACAAAATACCAGCCACTTTCTCGTCGAGGCTGGATGTCAGCGCTATATTGTAGATTTCTTCTTTTGTCTTTACTTCTTTCGGTTCTATCCGAGATAGTATGGATTCAGCTTCTTTGTGAAGATTCTCTCTTACTACACGAGGACTTTCAATTGAAAGGTCTGTGATAATTTCTTTTAAAAGAGCTTGGAGCAAAACAATCGTTGTAGTCGTTCCGTCTCCAGCGTCTTTATTGGTTTGTTCAGCACACTGACGGGCGAGCATTATACCCGACTGCAATGTTTCATCTTTCTGATTTACTTCCTTGGCGATAGACACACCATCATTGAATATTTCAGTTGTTACACCGTTATAAATGGCGACATTCTTTCCATTACCGCCCATAGATACCTTCACCACGTCAGCACATAGGTCTACACCTGCTTTTAGTTTCTTTCTGGCTTCTAAGCCGATAATTACTTTCTTCACAGTATTAGTTTCCACTGCATCTCGGTTATCTCGCAGTGGAGTGAGTAACCGAGAGCAACAATACTTAACAAATTAAATAGAGTTTTAATTGATCATCACGCCTTCAGAAAACCACTTTGGAACCAGTTTGAGTCCTGATTTCGAGTAGCAAGAGTGAAGGAACCAGTGATTGCACGCTTGTCATAAGGACCAGAGCGAGCGAGGTCAGTATCTTCGTATGTTTCTTCCAAAACAGCAATTTCGTGTTTCTCTGGGCGAACACCAAGGACACGGGCTGTCGCATCAGTTGACTGTTGTACATAGCGGTGGAATTTCACTGCTACTTTTCCGAGACCTGTTTCGAATACATCAGTTGCAAGTACGATTGTCTTTTGGTTTGAACCAGTGTTGACATTCGTAGTCTTGTTTGTAAAATCATCAGTCTTGTCTTTAAGGTAAGAACCCATATAAACATCGGTAGCGACATCGCCATTCGAGTTGTCAATGTTGTCCTTCATAATACCTTTCAAGATAGATGCACTCCATACAGTACCCGATGTCTGAACAGAAGTGTTCGTTGACTTCGAGATGTGGGCAATAATACCTTCCATCTTTGGAACTGTACCAGATACACCAGACACGAGAGTAGACCTTCAATCTGTTAACACTCTTTGTATTTTTTAAGTTCTTTCAATTTTTGATGATAGAACTCAAACTTTTCCAAGACTTCTTTAGGATAAGCTTTTCCTCTACTGTAATTATCCCTTTTAAGTTTGACATACTCAAGAAAAAATTTGGCTTCCTGTTTCTTTTTACAAGGGATAGGATTTTTCAAAAGCAGTTTAGATACCTTTTCACAAGTATCTAAATCCTCTGCTTGCCAAATAATGACTGGGTTAGAAAATGTATATGTACCTCGTTGTTTGTTGTATACTTTGCTTCTTTTTTCTCTAGAGAAACAATGCCCTCCAACGACTTTCAGTATCCAGTCTATAACTTTAGCGTCATCATTCCGCAGGGTTATTCTCACAACCTGCCTATACCAAGGTATGAGTTTATCTCCGTAGTTTTTTTCATGTCTATTTCCAGACTTTCTTTTATCACGGCTCACCCTTATCATACCTTCCCCCATAAAAAATGATGCAAATGCTAATTCTTGTTTTGTCATAGTAGTTCGTATTAGTTAGTACTTACTACTATTATAACTTATTATAAAGTCTTGTCAATGAGCTGATAGGATATTTCTACCTATCTCTTATAGTTCATTTACTATAAGTTCGGACTATCGCTTCATCCTTTCGGATGTCCTCTCACTTAGTCTCTGCAGCTGCTTTCGCTTGCTGTGGGTGACCATCTCAGGCTTTCCCAATTGATCAGAGAGGATTTTCTAACTTAGTATTTCTACTAGGCGAGGCAAGGTTTGAAAATGTTTCCAAACAAGTTTACCAGGTCAAACTCGGCTGCATTAGCCCAGTTTTTCATACCCTTTGTACGTTGGCGAGTAAGTTCGTTCTCACCGTGGAAGTGCTGAATTTTTTGCTGAGTTCGTGATACTGCAAAAGGTTTTGCAACGAGTTCTACAACGTTATACAAACGAGTAGGAGTTGTAGTTGCACCAATTGTGTAATCAGCGGCTTCAGCGACTGCTGCGGAAGCTGCAGTATCGAGTGTATCAAGCAATGTGCTATGTACACTATCGATAGCTTTAGTCTTCCCAAACATATTAAACAACTGCGTTTCTTGAGCTGTGAGGTACTCGATAAGAGGCATCACGCTCGGTTTGCGAGTCACGTCACCGTAACTACGCATAATTTCATCTGCTGCCATAACATTAGTTTACCAATGCTATTCCTTTCCCTTAAACCATTCATCTACAAGTGCCTCCTCGGAACGTGCGTCTCCGGACTTTACTTGATTAACTAATTTATTAAGCGACTGGGACTGCATTGGGTTTATTCTATTTTTTGAATTAACTCCAACTTCCCGTTCCTTTTTGTAAGCCGATGCCGCCGTAAGTGTTGGCTCGAGAGCTTTGAAGGCTTCGTCCATACTTACTCCTCTATCCTTAGCAACAGCACGAATGAGGTCAATATTCTCTTTCGCCACTTCGTTGCCTGACACGAGATCTCTTTCTGACAGAATAGCTTCTATTTCGCTACGACTGACGTAGTCTCCTTTTGGCTTTTCTTCTTTCTGAGGCTTTGCTGGCTCTTGTTTTTTTCCTACGAAACTTTTGAGGTTTCCGTAGTGCTTAATGTAATCAGCCTTAGACTTAAAGGAGTTTTCTCCTGTACGTCCAGCGAGTTCATTCAGCTCTGCAAGCGTCAGTGTCGCATCGCTTTCAACATCCTTGTCGCCTGTTTCAAAGAGGTCGTCAAGTTCAAGTTCCGTAGACTCCTGAACATCACTCTCTTCTACAACGTCGGCTTCTTCGGGTTTGTCTTCTACTTCCATACTTGGTTTGGTTAGTTACTATTTACTCCGAGGATTTCGACTCGTCCTCGTTCTCCAATCGGCGAATCAAATCATCATCGCCGTCTGAATACAAATTGAAATCTGCTTGGCTGATTCCCCATACTTCCATTATCCAGCCTTCTACTATTTCTATCGCTACCGCACGTTCGGAAGGCGTATATGGACTCTTCAATCTGACACTCTCCATTTCTTTCAACTTACTAGCTAAAAGATTGAGAGCATCTCTATTATCTATGAAAAATTGTTTTGCTTGTCGTGGTCCCATAATTTAATTATCCCATTACTGGATTACCTGCTGGTGTTGGCATCATCTGTCCTGGAGTTGGAACACTCATTGGCATCTCTCCTCCTGGTGCTCCTGGCTGAAGTTGTGGCGTCGTGCCGAGCTTCTCTACCAATTTCTCACCATTGAGTCCCATTGTGTCATACACTTCTTGCAAAACATCTTTCATTTCTGTAATTGGTACTCCTGCTCCTGCGAGCGTTCCCATAACTGAGTTCAACTGCTGTATCATCAAACCCTTATTGATAGTATCCTCTGAAGGGTCTATGTTAATTTCAAAATCTGTATCAAATGCTTTTTTAAAGATAGGAAACCAAATGTGTTTTTCTTTGTCCATTTCGGCATCGATTCTTGCTACTTCCATATCTTCTTCTTCTTGCGTCATAAAGAGTGGATTCCCTGTTCGGTCTACATTGTTATGATTCATCGAACGTACGAGGTTTCTAATATACGGCTCTCGTAGCCTTTTCAAATCTTCTGGATTTCCAGTGATTTTTTCGATATCTCCTTCCTTCAATGTCTCAATGATAATTGGTACAACTTTTTCTTCAAGGAACTTAGATAGATTGAGCATAATTCCCTCAATGACTTGTCCATATGCTTTATTTGCTCCCTTCTCTTCAATGAGGGCGTTTGTCGCTGGTTGTGAAGCATTTACTTCATCCTCACGTTGGCTTTGTGTGACTCTCTGTGCCCAGGTATAAGCGGTATCTTCATCCTTGTAGCTCGCTGGATCAACAGAACCTGTATTAAGGAGTTCAATCTGTCCCTGTTCTGCCTTGATAGCTCCAGTAGAAAAAAGTTTCTTGAGCTGTTGTGGGGTAATATTCCCACCGACTCTCCATTGGCTTGTACCAGCAATTCTCGCCTTATTCAAACGTGTTCCGACAGTCTCATTTACATACGCCTGAATACTGAAAAGCATTTCTATTGGTCCTCTTCCGTCTCCACGGTTTAGAAGTTTTTTAAACTGGAAGTCCTGGTATGGATGAACTTTTACTTCTTTTATTTTATGGACGACTCCTCCGTTATCTACATCAGTCGCACAAATAAGAAGATAAACATATTTATCTCTGTCTTCTTCATTTCCAGTAAGAATAAACTTTGATGCCCATCCATACCGCTCATATGTTCGTGTATACGGTATTTCTGTTTGCATCGTTCCATTTTCTGAGCTAAAAAGGTTTGTCCTGTCAATCGAGGTATTTCCTTTTACGAATTCTATATTATTCCAGTCTCCGGTATATTCGTTCAATTCAGGAAGAGAAAGGGTATTCATTTCAATTACTCCAGCGCTCTCGTCGATTGAACACGACGGATCCCATAGCATATTCAATCTGTCTATGGCTTTTATTTTTAATTTTCCTTTTTCTTTCCAAGCTTTTAGTATACCCGTCCCATCGGTGCAGATATTTCTGTTGTTGTCATTCAAAATTATTCCAAAACGAACTCTGTCTAGTGCGTTTATGAGTATCTTCTGAAAAATAGCTGCTGCTGCAGAACTCTCTCGTTTCTTCGGATCAGTCTTGATGTTTTTTGTATCAATATCAATATTCTTGATGATTGTCTCGACAATCCATTCGGACATAGGTACAAATATTTTCTTTCTACCAGTAGTCGGGTCATTCGGCTCATCAAACACACCGTAATAGTTCTTACGACATTTTTTAATGATATTCCGCATTATGAAAGACTCCCGGTCAGTGAACCACACTTGCCCCTCGTACCAGTTTGTTTTCTCGGCTGTTATCAAGGCGAGTGCCTCTACTTCTCTCTGCGTTGGATTATATTCCATATTACCAGTCTGTATTAGTTTCTAATTCATCTTCTTCATCCCATTCTTCTTCGGGTCTCGTAGCAAGAGTCAGCTGATGAGCGAGTGCGTCAGCCAAATCATCGTGTACGCCCTTAGGAAAAGTAATGAGTTCATCGATGAGGTCTGTTTGGTCTCTTTTAAAATAAATTGTTCCTGCTTCAAATCTCGGGAGGAGTCCTTCAATTCGTTTTGTCTTCGCTGTTCCACCATCTTTTAATTCTTCAATGGTAAAAAAATTATTCTTGCGTTTCATCTCATCTATGAGTGCCGGCTTGATAGTGTACTCATAAGCTTTTTGCTCTATGCCTATTTTTTCTGGACTGAAATAATCTTTTGTATCAAAAATATCTGTTATCAAATCTTTCTCTAACACCTTGAGTCTTACTGCTTGCCTGATATACCAATTATTCTCTCGGTCTACACTCACAACTATCTTTCCAGTAAAATCAGCTACCTTGTCAAGTGAGTATGCACGGTCATAAGTGACTGAAGTGTTCACCTGTTTACTTTCCAAATCCTTATCATCATAGTAGCGAAACTTTTCTAACTTAAACTTTCTATTCTCATCAGATATTGGGTCATTTTGATATTCTTGGTAGAAGAGATATCCTTGTCCTTTCTCCATATAATCCCTCTTGATTTTTTCCAGCTCTTCGATATTCAGATGTTCCGTCCAGAGTGCCATACCGTCCACGATTGCCCTGTATGTCTTCTTAGTATATTCGGTATATTTATTCTCATCAAGCATCTTACAGAGAAGCGAATCATAATGGAGGATTGTTCCGATGACTATTACCCTTCCTTCTTTATCCATTGACGGGACAAGAGCTCCATTGAACCATCTCTCTAACTTTTCTCTTCTTTCCTTGTTCTCTACCAATTCATCATTTTCCAGATCATCTACGAGTACAAGAGTAGGACGTGAGTCGAGAAACTTTAGACCTCTGACTTTCATTCCTGCTCCAATAGCTTTTATCA